TTGAATCAATGCTTCCCAGGCTAGTGAGCGGGCATTGACAGTAGCGAACATTGTTACCGCTTGCTGGATCGTCATGTGAAGACCAACATCATTCTCCGAACCATCACCTTTAAAAATGATACGAATCTTTTGAGAGTTTTTCAAACCATAGATGATAGTTGGAGTGCGCATTTCAGTTCCTGTTCTTTGCTGTCTAAGTATCTATTATACAACCAAACCCATTTGTTGTCAAGTGTTATTTGATACGATAGATGATTGCCTGAGCAGTGAATACTTTTTCAACACCATCTTTGGCCCAGTCTGCTTCGAGCAAACGCAAAGTTTTGCGGTCCCGAATTGTGCCCTCGATAACTTTCACACGAATGAAAGTTTTGTTATTGTGAACTAATACTTTATCACAAGAGTACACCATTTCTAGTGCCATTTTCATTCGTTCTGCCTTTAGCTTTTGTGCATCAGAGAAACGACTTGCATTGATTGCGTGATTCATGCTAGCATCTTGCGCGGCGAAAAATGCATAACGACCGGCTGATTTGTGCTCTGTTTCAGTAGTAATCATAAAAGCTCCTTTGTTTCAAACTATGTAAGTATTATATGCCCAAAACCATTTAATGTCAACCTTTTTAGCCAAAAAAAAGTAGTACTAAAAAGTACTACTTTTACGGTGCTTCTCATTTCTTCGATACTCGTTCTTTTTGCTCTTTACAACTTTGGGTTTGAAAGGTGTGTTCTCGCAAAAGAGTACTCGGTGAGCCCGATGCTTGGGCTGTTCAACAGTGAATTTCAATAGTTCTTTTTTCATAATATCCTTATTATAGCAGAGAACTATTTATCTGTCAACCGTTAATCTCCAGTATGGGTTGGCAAGTCGAATTCGATTCGTTTAAGATTTTTCAGTGTGAAACTTCTCCACTCTTTCTTTTCCAAGTCAAACACTCGCAATGCTTTTGTGCTTGTCGTTTCTTTGCGAGGTGTCTTGCCTTCAGCTAAAGGTACGATAGGTGGCAACTCAGCTGGCTCCAACGTACACTTCATCACACGCTCAGTACCATCTACTTTAGTAAAAGTAACAGTAGCCGATCCTAGATAAAGAACATCCTTCAACCACTTATGTAGTGCAGCCTCAGTTACGTCATCCATATCAGTTAAGTTTTTAGGGTCAGTCCAGTTAATCATTATAGTTCCAGTACGTGATATTTTGAAAAGGGATAGTTGTCTTGCAACCATGCGAGTAATTCAGGGTCGTATGCAAATTGCACTTCCCCGTCTTTGTTTGTGATAATCTTCATTGCATCAACATGCGAATCAAACCAATTGTATCAATGGTTGTTAGCAAGATGTAGTTAGCAAGCATCCCAAAAGATTTCCTAGTGAAAGCAGCCCAAGCGTACAAAGCGCAACCAGTAATCCAGACAGGATAAAGCATAATAAGAGGAGGATTGGGGACAGTGAGAGCCATAGTGATGCTACAGCCAATTGAAATCGCCCAAGCCAACAATTCAACACAAAAGCGAAATGGGTGAGTTTTGTAATCATCTTTGATCCAACTAAAAATTCCTGCTAAGATATCATTCATTCTCGGCGCCTTTGATGCGTTTGATTTCTTCTTCCAAGATGTATTCAACCATCTTGTTAAAAGTGATATCACGTTCGTGAGCCATCTTTGCTAATCGCAAGAATTCATCATCAGTGAGGTCAATATCAATCTCTGAGCGACCATCATTTATTTCGTTTGAGTTCAAGGGTATCTTCTCCTAAATATAAACTTGCTAATTTAAACATCAGTGCTGCATGTTCTTTGCTCTGTGGGACTTGGCAACGTTTGCCTTCTTTCAAGTCTTGAAACTCTTGCAGCAATGGTTCCATGTTGTTGACATAAATCTGTTCCATTGTCTTGTAAAGCATAACAGCATCTTCTTCTGTCATACCTGCTGTCCAAGATGGGTCATTGGATTCTTTACGCAATCCATAATCGTGCCTGTATGTCATGCACATGTTATAGATGATTTCTTCCTTTTTCATCGCATTCTCAATTGCTTACATTGTTGTACAACAAATTCAGGGAAGGTTTCTTGACTACCTAACACGTGCTTACAGTTAAAGGTGATTGTAACAGTGTCGTCTTCGTCTTCTTCACTTGTGAAATAACCATACAGGTTCACGACAACGAATACCGCAAACAATACAACCAGCATTGGTTGCATGAAGCTCATAGCACGTGAAGGACCAATCATCGTTGATTCAACTTAAAGTTGAGAAAGGCTAACGCAAAATCAATCAATGCGCCAATGTAGTCACCACGTTGAAGTTCGTGAAATCCTGCTAGTGAAAGCCAGCCGATTATAAACCAAGTGATTTCTACGCCATACATGGTCATCCATGTTCTAAATTTATTCATATTACAACCAGCTATGTGCTGTCCATGTGTTTAAAAATCTCATGCTTGCTTTGCCACCAGAGGCAAAGTGCTTTCTATCAAAGAGATTATACGCTGACTTCCATTTCTTAGCAATAGGTTTGGGTGCATGACATGCCAAGTAGTGTAGCTTTTGAAACTGTTTGGCTATCGTTTTCTTATTGAGTTTGTAACCCACAGGGTACCATTCAATACGAGTTTGCCAATTGTATGGGTCAGTGCGACCGTATGCCAATCGTTCTTTCATTACATACGTCTTGCCTAAGTTTTGGGGACGAAACTTATTTTGGAACATCAGGTACTCCAATTACTTTACATTGCTGGTCACGAGGCAGTGTACGTTCACACTCTTGTATAGCTCGCCGATACTTAGTGTTATCGCTCCATGGGTGATTGAACAACCATATTGCGATAATAAAGCCTATGAAGGCTGCCCAAAGTGTATCTTTCATATTACTTACCTCTCTTTGGTGCACCGATACGTGATGCCTTGTTCCAGTCGTAAGCAACACCGTCTGGGCACTTGCCATCTGCGACTGTATCAACACCAAACATGCCTACGATTTCAAAGTCTTGACCTTTGATAGTCACAAACTCGTTCATCTTCTTTGCCAAGAACATAGCTTCGTCCAATGACAAAACTTCATATTCTACACTCTTGCCTGTTACTTTAAACATTATCTAACCTTTTCAATTTATACTTCTTTTCTAATCTTTCGTGTGCTGCGATGGCTTCTTCTTTCGTAACATATCTAGTAATCACATCACTGTCACCGTTCGCGAGGAACCAGCAACTTTCATATGGCGCAGACCTATAGAACTCACCATTCAATTCAACAGTGCTTAGAGTCCTGTCAGGAGGATACATCCAAACATGGTCGTCACTGATAATTTGCCAACGCTTTTCTTGCATACTATTAAATGTCACTACTCTATTACGAAAGTCCTTTAGGGACAATGAGTCCAGATTCGAGGGTAACTCCATTAATTGTGTGAGGTTCGTTTTCATCATAAGTCCATCCTAACTCTTTCATCATCAAGTGCTTGACCATTAAGTTAGGGCTACGAAAGACCTCGGTGTCTTCAAAGCCAAGCATCACTCCAACTTCACATACTGCACCACTGCGACAAACGCCTGCGACACAATGCACAATCACATTCATACGTTGACCATATGCCTTCAACAACAAGTCAACCAACTGTTTTGCTTGCACATCAGTGACTTTAAATTCTTCGCCCCAAGGGTCGTTAACTTCTAAGTCTAAGAATTCAAACTGGTGAACTTCTTTAAACTTGTACAAGGGAGTAGGGAACTCCATTGCTGGATCAACAATTTGAATGAGCATGGCGTTGTCGCCCGGGTTGATATGAAACCCTTTTGTGATATCGCTCAGTGCTACGTTTTGAATCCACATACTGTTCTTTCTTTTAGTACCCTTATTATAGCACTATTCGGGTTTATTGTCAAATCTTAAATGTAGCCCAGAATGCAGTCTTTTCTAAGTCTTGCTCAAACTCTGGATAGACTTCATCCAATTCATCTTTCTCTACTTCCTTGTAGCCTTTTGATAGCTTATTAAGGAAAAGTTTATGAACATCCCAGTTAGTACCTTCAACCATTTTAGTTTGTAGCTTTGCACCACGGCGACCCCAGAAGGTTACGAACTTACCATCACCACGGTAAGATGTGGTAGGGTCTTGCAAACAAATCGCGCCCCATACTTTATCGTGTGTACCTGATTTACACCAACCAATATGTGCGTATCTCATGTTAAGCCTTCAGTTTGTCAAACAAGTGTGCCTTGTCGTAATAATGCTTTACCAACTTAGTTTCATCACGCCACTCAGCCACCCTACGTGCAAATCGTTCTACCCAGTTAATCAAGTCAGCACGAAACCAAAGTGGATTGATAATTGCAAGAATCACTAGCACAATGAACGGAATCAATGCAGGGCCAGTGATAGACCAGAATGCAATTTTGTATTGTAAATTAGGTGAAAGTTTCATATTGTTTCCTTATCGTTTCAAAATATCCCAAGCAAGACCATTCCATCGTTCAAAGCTGACAACAGTGCCATAGCTCCCTATTAACCACACAAGTTCCCACAATTCGTTGTCAGTGTCTTCATACACAACACGAACACGATTGCCGTAAAGTGAACGACAATAGTCCACAACATGTTCAGCATCGTTGGTGATGGTCATGCCACCAAGTTGATTTGACATGTCCTTTAAGTATACAATGTCGTTGTCAATGTCTCGGTTAGTGATGGCAGCTTTTGCTTTCATTTTCCAAAGACCCATCTAAGCAAGTTTAACACAATAGCAATTGGCAACAACAAGATTGAGCCAACCCAATATTTTACATGATACCAAATGCCAAACTTGTTCACTTCCAGCCCCTGTTGGGATCAAGTTCCTCTGCTGTCCAGCCGCCGCCGCCCATGCGGTCTGGGTTAGTGGTCCAACTATCATCGGATGCTTGCTGTTCAAGTTGACGAACACGACCATTGGCTTCTTTCAGGTCAGCCTTCAATTCATCATAGTCAAACACACACAGTTCCACTTCTTCCAGAATGCGGGTGAGTTCACCGATGTTAATTTCTAACCATTGCTTGATAATGTAATAGCCCTCTTTGTCACTGACTTTGAGTCCATCAAGCATTGCCTGCTTGCCGGCGATTGTGTTACGCAGATTGTCTGCTACGGTTTGGATGTTCATTTTATTTCCTCAACAAGTATGCTGTCAATTCAGGGCCGTCAACTTTTGTAAGTTGTGAGGGACCTTGTAGTAGTTCAGTGTAGTAACCTTCACCACTATGGTTCCAAGTGTTCATAAACGACACACGGACCTGTTTAGGGGTAAAGTGAATTACTCTAGCAAGAACGAAATGACGATAGCCGGGTGCAATGACAATAACACTGTCACCAAGCTCAAGTGTGCGACCTAGAAAATCTTTCATTCTTCAACTCCGAAATGTTTTTTAATATCTTCACGACACATCAATGCACCATCACGAAAACCACCAACATAGTCAGCAAGTTCTACATCTTCTTCCACATCAGTGCATAATGACATACATTCCCGAACAATCAACTCGGCGAACTTTTCAGCAAAAAATTCACGTGTGTCACTAAATGTCATTTGGCCGTTGGAATATTCAACCGCCTGTAAATAAAGTTCTCGAATTCGTTCGTTCATTGTAAACCTTTTCCATTGAG